GGTCGGGTCGTAGAGTTGCGGGCCGGGGGTGTATGCCATGGGTGGCGCTCCTTACTCGATGTGGGTCCAGGCACGGCGTTGCCTGATGATGTTAATCTGAGACACAGATACGCCATGCCGTTTCGCGAGGACTTTGGCAGTAGTCGGAGACGTGCGAATTTCTCGCACGATTGCCTCGGTGATTTTCGCGCGATGATTTTCGGCTCCAGCCATGCCTCGTTTATGATCACGGCCTTTATTGATCATGTCATCGACGTTCGCCTGCTGAGTGCCGCAGAACAAATGTCTGGGATTGACACACGATCGGTTGTCACAGTGATGCAAGACGAACTGGCCTGCCGGAACTGACCCCCGATGTTGTTCATAGGAATAACGGTGCGCGAGTATTGATTGTTTAGGAAACGGGTGAAACATCCCGTAACCCGTATTGATCTTTCCTCCCGTCCATTCCCAGCACGCCTTCGGTCCGACCCCCTTCTCTACATAGGCCTTAAACCGCTCTTCCGCCGACATCCCCTTGTGGTAGCGCCGCTTCATCAGCAAAGGGTCGCCGTGGCGCCGCCACTGTGTGTAGTGCCGCGAGCAATAGCCGTGCCCTCGCGCTGTTCCGGCGCATCCATCGATCGTGCAAATCATATCAAGCCCCCTCCTGTTCAAGGCGGGGGTATGATAACTACTCTCGTAGCAAACAGCAAACATTATGCTCTAATTCGCCGCGAGCCTGCACGCCAACTGCGGCCTAAGCGCAACCGCTCCCCACAACACATCCAGGCGGATCGGCATGGTATCGTCTGAAATACTATACTGACGTACCGCTCTCATACTAATTCCATCTTTTACGACACGCGAAGCCATGTCCACACCTCCGGGCATGACAAGATCGGCAGTGGCGAAGGTAAAAGCGTCCGGACTATAAGCAAGGCTCAACCCGGTCGCCGCGCTCGCCGTGCCCTGGAATGTCAACGCCGCCGTCGCGTTCGCCACGGGGATGGCGACGTTCTGTTGCGGGCTGCCGACCACGGCGTTGATGGCCGGCGCGATCGCCATGTTACCACCGCCGCCCGCGTAAGCCCCCGTCAGCACGAACTGCTGAAGCACGCCCGAGTTGACTTTGGTTTCAGGATGCACGCGGTAGACGCCCGCGATGGTGAACACGTCGCCCGCGTTGCCCGCGCCGGCTCCGGTGATCACGGCGAGGGTGGCGCCAGTATTCTGATTGAGCACGATCGCCGTCGTATAAGCCGCGTTCTCGGCGCCGCGCGTCTGGGTCGTGAGGTGGGTGTTCTCGGCCCATTCGAAACCGCCCGCGAGGCCCATGACGCCATCGGTGTATTGCCGGGCGATTTGCGTGCTCTGTTGGAACAAGCCCTTGAGGCTGTCCACCAGATCCACGTTGTCCTGCGTGTTGATGCGAAGCTGCCACTGCTTGCTTTGCGGCGTCAGGTTGTCGAGCAGCATCTTGCGGGCGACGAGGACGTTCTTGAACGACTGCGCGACCCCCGGTGTACCGACCTGGTTCCACACCGTCGGCCACATCATGCCGATGACCGCCGCCTCAATCTGCGCCGCGAGGACCGCGATGGCGGGCTCGATGTATCGTGCGGTGAAGTCGTCAATCGACAGCGTGAGTTCAGCCGAGGAGAAGCTGAAGTCCACATGATACTGATTGGTGATCGGCAGGCTGATCTGTGTCTCAACCGTGTTCTGCAACGACAGCGCGGGCGTCGTGCTGACGGTATACTGCACCGGCAGGCGGATGCGCAGGGTGGAGCCGATCTTGGCGCCGCTCTGCGCGAAGCTGTCGTCGTATTGCCTGTTGATGCTGCCGATGAAGTTGCATTTCTGGTGCAGTATCGCGAGCGCCTTGGCCGTGATCATGTTTATGGTGAGGAGTGTATTGGTGGCGGGCATGTCCGCGCCCTTTCATCACGAAGTAAACGGGAAAAGGGCTTCTCACCGCGTAACGGTTCTTGAAGCCTCGATTGCCCGCTGTGACGAAAGGGGTAGACGCAATCACAAACGGATCAGCACGACGCAACGCCATTACCTGGGCGCGGCAGGGGTGGGCACGATGCAACGCCATATACCGGGCGCGGCGGTTTTCGGCTTTAGCGTCGGGTCTGTTTTTCGAGGTTCTGGCGCATGTAGAAATCGGCCAACTGCTGCGCCGTCGCCGTATATTCGTTGAACTGTGGACTGGCCCTGCCCGTCACCGGACGCACCGGGGCCGGCGCCCTGGTCATGGCAGGCGCGGCGGCGGCTCCGTTAACGCCGTTCGGCCGGGATCGATCGTGTGTCGCCTCCTCGATCGTCGCGGCGAACTTACCCAATGCGACGGCTCGCCCCCGCTCAGTCCGGAGGCTGGAGATACGCTGCAATGCCTCTGGATCATCGGCCAGCGCACCGGCCACCTTCACGCCCTCGGAGACCGGCATGTCGAGGAGCAGTTGAGCGATATTCGGATCGGCGCCCATGTCGATGAGGCGTTGGGTGCGTTCCGGCCAATCGGAGTATTGCGACTGGCCAAGGGAATGAAAGTTGGTCTGTTTGATTTCGGCCTCGACCTCGGCGCGGACCTCCATTCGGAGCCGTTGCGCGGCCTGCTCCGGCGTGTCGTCCTGAGGCGAGTGGCCCGCCAGTTGGCGGCGCATGAAATCGTTTTCAGCGCGGAGGGCCGCGAGGTCACGTTCCCTGGCACTCGATCTGGCGCTGAGTTCAGCGAACCGGCGATCCCGTTTACTTTGCGGCGCCTCGCCGTCGTCCTGCTCCGCCGGGGCGTCTGGCGTGTCCGGTGTGGACTCTGGCGGCGACGGATCGGGAACGGCGGGTTGTGGCGCGCCTCCGGGATCGGGAATGACCGGGTCGGTGTTGGTTTCGCTCATGGGGAGGTTACTCGGTTACCTTGGCGCGTTCGGTTCAACGTCGTGGTGGATGATCGCCGGTTGCTCGTCCTCCGGCATGACGGCCCGTTTCGCCAGCGAGCCGCACAGGATCGCGACCTTGGCCTCCAGGTCGAGCACGCGGCCGCGTAGCCGCTCGTTCTCGGCTCTGAGACCGTCCATTTCGGTAAACGCGAGGTCTCGTTCCGTCTCAGCGTCCACGCCACGCTGGTGCGTATCAACCAGTTGCATTCGCAACTGGTGGACTTGCTCACGCGACGTAACGAGGTCGCCTTCACGCAACACGCCGTTCTCTTCGCGTAGCCGCTCAACCTCGGCCAGCAGCCGGGTGCGCTCGTCGACCAACTCGGTGAGCAGTTCGGTGCCAGTCATTTACGGGCCAACCCCGCCCCCTGGAGCCGGTCCTGACGGCGCCTGACCGTCCGCCCCGTTCACGGGCACGGGTGGCGCCAGCGTGGCCTGTAGCTCGCTCTCATCCGCCGCGTGCTGCTGGAGGACCGGGTGGATCTCGGTCTGGAGCATGTCGGATACGAGTTGCCGAACCACGGCCTGTAGTGCCAGCGGATCGATGCCGCCAACCGCCTTCAATCGGTTCGTCTCGGCTTCGTAATCTTTTATCTCGATCTCAGCCGACTTGTCCTTGGCCTGCTCCTGGGCATGCACCAACTGGGCCTTCAGGCTGGCGATCTCGGCGTCTGCCTTCTGCAACATCCCTTGCGCCTGCTGCTGCATCTGCTGGGCCTGCTGCGTGACGGCCATCACCTGGGGGTCCGGTCCCGCTTTGTAGTTCGGTGGCAACCCACGTTTCAGTCTCTCCGCCAATTCGTCCGCACCAGGGAAATCCGAGTTGGCGGCCCAGAAATCACCGACGATCTGGAACGCGGCCGGGTTTTGTTGCATGATCTGACTGAAAGCGTTCGCCGCTTCCTGCCTTTGCGTCCCGTAACTCGGCCCGACATCGGCCTCAACGTCATAAGTCCCGACATTCGGGTTGAATATGATGGCCGGATCGGGTTGCGCGGGATCTTCCTGCTGTTTCTGCGCCTCGGCGGGCGAAATCGGCCCCGGCGGCGCGCCGTTCGGCTGCTGGCCGATGTATTGATGCGCGTCCGGCATGTCAGGCGCGATCATCGCCTTGTTTTCCGTGCCATCCTCGGCCAGCGTCATCACAACGCGCCGCGTATCGTATATTTTCGGTATCAGATCGAGCAGGATGCGACCGATTTGCCGTATACCCTTGGCCTGATTGTCGATGTAGTGGTACGTCGCCGTGTCGCCCTGGCGCTGCCGCTGCTGAATGGCGATTCCCGACCGCTCGTTGCTCGGCATGCCCAGTTCAGCCTGATACTGGCCCGTTACGCTCATCAGATCCTGCCGCGCGATGGTCATGCCCTGGATGTAAGCCTGGGCCATTGTCGGCGGCTCGACGCGCGACGGCGGCGGGATCGGATTGCCCGCCTCGTCAATGCCGTTATAGACCAACACCGACCAGTTCTTGACGTTCGCCGTCGCCCACTGCTCCGTCCGGCCCTCGATCGCGTCGGCACGCGCCACGTATGGCGTCTTGGTCTGCAACGCGACCTGTTCGACGGCGGCACTGGCCCAGTAATTGTAGATCCGCTGTGCATCGATCTGGGCGCGCGTGTGGCCCTTGCGGTCCATTTCGCCCTCGATCACCGTCTCTTCGCCAATGAACGGCACGATCGGGATGTATTTCCCCAGCCATTGCTCGCGATCGATGATCTTGTTGCCCGCCAGCTTGAACCACTCGATCTCCGGCTCCGCCACATCGCGCGATTGGACGATCAGCGCCTTGACCTCATCCCGTAGCTCGGCCGGTATCTCGCTGTCGCGCACCACCGTCCCGTCCTGAAGCCGGTGCAGCGTCTCGTTGTTGAGGTTCCGGCGCCAGTATTCCGCGATCCTCACGTGATCCTTATCGTTCCAGCCATCGCTGTGCTCCAGCGTGGCCGGCGCGACGTTGTCCTCTTTCCCGTATTCCTCCTCGTAACGATCGCGCGGGATATCCTCGAACACGAACGCGAAGTTGGCGTCGGACTTATCATACGCCTTACAATCCGGGTCCATGTAGACCGAACGCGGATCGGGCACGCGGCGGATGAACAAATCGAGATCGAAACTGTTCTCGTCCACGTAATCCGTCTCGACACGCACGTAACCAATGCCACTCTCAACCTGATGGTATGTCGCCGTGGAATAGGCATCGACTGCCTTACTGACATACTCGATGCGCCGGATGATGCCGCTGAACACCTGGGCCGCCTCGTAGCTGGCGTGGCCGCCAACCGGGGTCACTTTGATCTGCGCCTTGTTCTGCCGCGCGTCGTTGATCACTTGCAAATTGTGTTGGCGGACCTGGTTATAGGTCAGCGTCGGCCGCTCTCCGCGATCCGTCATCGTGCCGGCGTTGGAATACCATTGCCAGCCGTTCTGGCTGTCGCCGTTGGCGAAACGGGTGTCGAACAAGGCACGGGTGCGCCACGCGCTCTCCCAGCCCACGCAACGCTCGAAGCGCGCCTTTGCCTCCTTCAGGATGTCCTCGTCGCTGTCTTTAGCGCGTGGCATCTCTCGCCTTGACCCGCTCTTCCAGCCGCGCGATGCCTTCCTTGACCGTCGCGTCCGTCGCCTCCAGACCGCGTCTGACATCACCGACCAGCACGCGGTTCTGGTCCATCGTCGCCCGCATGGCGGTCACCTCCGCCCGCAGCACGTCAACGCGCCGTTCCAGGTGATGCACCGAGGCAAGCCATGTACTGGCCGCCGCGACACCTCCGAGGATCGTGCCCGCGAGGGCCACGAGCGTTGCCGCGATGCCAAGGTTCTGACGGACCCAACCTGATGCGACGTCGACCGTTCACCGTATCCCCGGCAGGAAGATGAACAGTCCCAGCAGCAGCACCGCGACGAACGCGAAGAACACATTGGAGGGCGCGAACGGCGCCATCGGAGGCAGTGGCAGGATCGTGAGCAGCCACAGGAACATGACGACGACGAAAAGGATTTCAATGATCATGCGACCCTCACCATTTTGATCGAGCCGTTGCGGTACTCAACACCGACCAGGACGCCCGCGCTCGCCGCCGCCGCGTCGTTGGCCGCGTTCACCACCGACACGCCAATGTTGTTCGTCATGATGAATGCCGCGCCCATCGTTCCGTTGATCTGCACCGGAAGGTTTATGTTGCCGAAGAACGTGTTGCCACTGATATTGAAACGGTCAAATGCGTAGCCTCCAGCTATATAAATCCCGTCCCACTGGGTGTGCGTCGTCTGATCATCGATAAAATGATTGCCGACAATGGTGGCGTTGGTGAACGGTCCATAGAACTCGATCCCGGCCCGATTTGTCTGAACCTTGCCATTATTCCGGAACATGTTCCCGCTGGCCAAAAGCCCACTGCCACTCCCAGCGTTTATCACGCACCCCGCCGAGTTCTGATTCTGGACGGTGTTACCGATCAGCGTGACATTCGAACTGGTCAACTCGATCCCGATCGTCAACGGACTGCCGCCGGTATCAATCGTATTATTGATGATGACCGACCCGTCACCACCGGCATACTGCGCGATCTGCCCGCCACCGAACACTTTGCACTGGCAGTTGTATACGTGGTTGCCATCAACGATGGTCCCATTTCCGTTGAACGCGATGGCGTCGATCCCGGTGCCGGACACCGTGTTGTGATCTATTTTCACGGCGTCGTGGTTCAACGCCCAGATCCCGTAGCCACTGATGATGCCCGGCCCCGGCGCGGCAACGGTGTTTCCGGTCGCGCGCGAGTTGGCGCCACTGATCGCCAGGGCACCGCCGGAGCAACCGATGAACTGGCAATGCTCCACCAGGGAATTGGCGCCCTCGGCCTGTAGTTCAAAATATATCGTATTCGCGGCGGGAGCATTGCCGTCGAACGTGATGTTCCTGGCGACGAAACCGGTCCCGGTGCCGTGCAGGAGTTGCACGGTCAGCGACGGGTCGCGCTTCAGGATCGTGCCCCATCCCGGCGCATGGATCGTGACATTTGGTTTGCTGACGGTGATGGTCGATGTCAGCAGGTATGTCGTGTTGGCGGACAGTTTCACGTCGCCGCCGTTCGCGGGCAGCGCGTCGATGGCCGCCTGGATCGAACCACCCACCGGAACCGCTCCGGCATTCGCGATCGCCGCGTTCAGTTCGGACGCGAACAGCGCGTCACCCTCGGTCCATGGATATGACGGCCTGTCATTCATGCCGTCACCGATTGCATTTCAGCGTCGGACAGCACGCGCGGCCAGTATTGAACGCGGCGAAGATACCCGTTAGCCGGGTTGCCGTTGCTGCTGTCCGTCACGCCCAGACGCAGCGTGGTATAAGTCGCGGGCGTCGATACCGCCGCCGTTCCCGTTCCCAGCACCCCATTCAACGCGGTATGCGTTCCGGAAGCGGAATAAGTGGCGGCTATCTTGAATGGCGTCCCTGGCGTCATGGTGCCGAAGATCACGCTTGTGGTATTGACATCACCGGTGATGTTGGCGGTTCCCGCCAGCACATAGGCGCGGAGCCATATGTTGCCCACCCCACCGTCAACTTCGAAAATCCCCCGGTAGCCGGTATTTCCGTTGGCCGGTAACATCGCATCGACGAACCATGTTCCGGCCGTCCCGCTGTACCAGGCAGCCAGCGGCATCGTCATGATGTCCTGCGCCCGCGTCACTGACGCCGATGTCGTTGGAATATGGCTCGTCGGGAACGCGCCCTGCTCGCACTGCGCGCCCCACGCATAAAGGCCCTGCCCCACGACACCCACGTAAGAGCGGTTATCTCCCGTCGCGGATACCGTTACACATGGACCTATATACGGCGATATACCCGTCGCGCCCGCGTTGGTCGTGACAGTGAAAACCGCGCGATACCAACCATTCGGATACGTCAGGATCGACGCGGCCAGGCCGGTCGCGCCGGGAAGGACATCAGCGCCCACGACGGCGGTCCCGTTCAGCAGATCATAATACGCCACCGGAGCAGCGGTGGACGCGCCTGTTATGTTTACCTGAATATAAGCGTTATTTGGGCCGCGCTTAAGAAAGACTGAAATGGAATAGGTGGTGACAGCAGATACGGCCGTTCCGGCGGCAAGCACGTTGCGCGCACTGTTGGTCGTATCCGTCGCGGTGAACAACGATGTGGTCGATGTCGTATTGTCGGGTGCGGTGATCGACCCGCCACGCGAGAGACCACCCGCCGGCCATCTGCCGCCCGCATCGGGAACAGATGGAAATAACGTGTTTGTCCGGGATTCTTCGATCATCACGCCCTGAAGGGCGCCGCTACGATAATCCCAGCGTGGCGCGTTGATCGCCGCCGTCTGGATCGTTCCGTTTTGGTCGGTGTATGTCGCGGTCGACGCGCGGGTGAACGTGATACGCGGGTCGAGCGCGCCGGGCGTCATGAAGTCCAGACTCAGCGATGGCGCGCCGACCGCCGCCCAGGCGGTCCCGGTCCAGCCAAACCGGGCCACGCCATCCAACACGCCGTAGGGTGTCGGCACCGACGATCTGGCCTGCGCGGCCGGCTGCCATGCCGTCCCATCCCAGTCGAAGGCGGCTACGCCCCGCAATCCGCCGGTTGGCGTCGGAACCGTCTCCGTGCCACCCAGCGGCGTCCACTGCGAGCCCGACCACGTACAGACCGCGACACCATCGAGCACACCGGTCGGTGTCGCCACCCCTGGCCCCGCTCGACCGGCCGGCGCCCACGACGGGCCTCCGCTGAACGCCGCGACGCCCTGGAGGTTGCCGGTTGGCGTCGCCACGGACGGACCAGCGCGGCCTGCCGGCTGCCACGCGGTGCCATCCCAGTTGAACGCCGCCACACCCTGGAGGATGCCCGTGGGGGTCGGCACGCCCGTGGTCGGGTCTGAAATTGCCATGTAGTTACGTAGTTACGTGGTTGCGTGGTTACGCCGCGAATACCGCGACCACGGCGTTCGACATCGGCGCCACCGTCGATCCCAACGCGTTCGTCGCGGTGACAACGCACGCGAGACCATGTCCCGCGTCATCAGCCGTAACGGTATACGTGGCGCTGGTCGCACCACTGATCGCGACGCCATCCTTGTGCCAGGCGTAGGCATACGAGGTTGGTTCGCCGCGCCAGTTGCCCATCGTGCAATTGACCACGCCGTCACTTTGCGAAACGAAAGGAATGTCCACGACAACCGGCGGCCCGGCGGCAGCCACGACCTCCGCCAGGAGGGCGGCGATCTCCAGGCTGTGCGTGCGATCGTTGTTGAGCCAGTCGGTGGTCAGCAGCAACAGCATCCGCGCCTGGTCCTTGGTCGCGTCCCTCGGCGTCGCCGTGGCGGCTTTTGGCTCGGCCGTCGTGTTCGGTGCCGGCTTCCGATCGTTCTCTTTCTCTTTGGTGTCGGCGTGCGGTGCGTTGGCCATGGTGGTTACTCCCTTATACCTGGGTTAACTTGCCGACATCTTGCAGTAATTCGCGGCCACCTCTCCAAACGGAGGTTTGCGGAGGCATCCGGGATTTGTACGGGTGACTAACGGAGGCATCGCGGCACTAACACCTGGTCAAAGCCCCGCCCCGCCCCGGCTCATCAGTCCGCGATTGTCCAATCATCCGCGAGCATATCCGACTGAGAAGCGAACCATGGGACAAGATTGCCTTGTGTCGTGCTTATATAAATATAGGGAAGCGTCATTTTTGAGTGTTCGTCGGGAACCTGTAGCGCCAGCCACATGCCTTTCCCGTTCCACCCAGCGCGGCGCGCGCGGTTTCCGAGGCGAAGTTGATCGATTGCCCAGCCAAAATCCGTGTTACCCATGTCAAATCCCCATCCATCCCGTGCTGGTCCGCACGCCCTCGACCCACTGGCCGCGCGAGAACGACGCCCGCTGCGCCGCGATGATCTCCGCACCCGTATCAGGATGTGCCTCTCTCAGACCCATGGCGAGCGTTGCCAGAGCATCAACCGCATGTGATGACCAGTCATGAACCGGTTCAGTTTTGAACACGCCCATCCTGTCGTTGTAGTCCGCGTGGTAGTAGACCGCGCACTCACGGAGACGTTCCGTCTTCACCTTGTCCATCCAACATCTCGGCAACATCATCTTCACCGCGTTAATGCTGTCGGCTTTAGCCTGTGCCGGGATCACACGGGATTTGTAACCGTTGCTGATGAACATCTCCTGCCGTGTCTTGCCGCTGCCTAACTCGCGCGCCGCTGCGTCATGCGGCAACAGGTGTGTAGCGTAGCGATATTTGCGGCTATCGAGCCACGCGAAGAAGTGAGTCAGGTTTTCGTCATTAGACTCGTAATAATCAATGATGTGGATCTCACGACCGACCAATTGTGCGCAGACGATCACGGTCGGGTCGCGAATCCCGAGATCCCACCCAGTCCAAACGGGAACAGCGGGATCGTATGGCACGCCGCAAACGCGCCCATCCGCCTCAAGGTCCGCGATTTCGGAACGATAAATCGAGCCACGAATAGCCGCGTCGAACGAACAGAGCAACTCGGCGTCATACTGATCGGGCGTCATCATGCGTCGCATGTCGTCCAGTTCAGCTTGATCCAGTATACCGGTCTTGTCCGCGCGCAATATCAGTGAGAACCAGTCCGGATCGGACTCAGACACTTTGTAGATGTCATGGAAGTGGTTGCGACCCTTGGGAGTTCCGATAAAGACAGCCCATCCCCGGCGATCCGCCAGCGACGGCCGCAACACTTCCGGCCACGCGCGTGGGTCCATATCTCCGAACTCATCGAGGACCATTCCATCGTGATATGTGCCACGTAGCCGATCATAGTTGTCAGCGCCGTAAAGACGCACCCTGGCACCATTTGGGAACGTAACCATCAGGTCGGACTCTCGTTGCTCCACCCCAGGAATGTCAGCGGTGAAGCGTTTTAGGTATGACCAACATATATCCTTGGCTTGCGCGTAGGTCGGTGTCACGTACGCGAAACGCCCCTCTGTCTTTTTGCAGCGAAGCGCGCCGTTGATCAGATCCATTACGCAAGCAACCGTTTTTCCCGCACGACGATGGGCGACGATGCATGCCCACCTGTGTTTGCGTTTATGGAACGACACAAATTGCGTACGCGGCTTATATCCAGTGCTTACTCTGATGATGTTATCGTCACTCGGCATCGTGAATACACTTTTCCTCACCTGGGTCTGGCGTTGGAACGCCAGTGTAGACGTGAAGGATCATCGGCCCACCGTTTGGTCCCTGATGTGATGTAACGGCGAGATCCGGGATGGTTTTCTTCAGCAATCCAAGCGCGGCGCGGACCTGATCGCTGGTCATCTTTGTTGATTCATCTTCGTCTAAAGCGAATTTGTTCAGACGATTGACCAGCTGACTCGTCTGTATTTTTTCCCTGGTTTGTTGGTCATGCTTAGGACTGAAGACGCGGGCGGCCAAGGTTCAGTCCCGTCGTTCCGTAAGGCATTCCGCCTTCACAACGACCTCGCGCAGTTCACCGAACATCAGGACATGCACGCGTGCGCTGTCGCCGGAGACGGACATCACGACGGCGTTGATGCCGTCGAGGGGTGAGCCGTTGCTGAGCCTGCACGGGGCACCTGGGCGCCAGATGGCATCGGGTCGCGGGACATACCGGCGTTCGTATTCCCCGACCCTCAGTGCCTCCAGGGCTTCGTCGGGGACGTAGTTTGGACGGCCGCCCGACATGCACAGTTTATGAACACCGGATGCATAGCGGGCGGCGACCCATCCCTGACCTGGGCCAAGAGCCATGAACAGATAATTCGGGAACAGGGGACGCTGGACGACGCGGCGCGGCTTTCCGGCGAGTTTGGCGTACATCGGCAGATATACTTCGTAACCCGCGTGGCTGAGGTTCTCGGCCGCCCATCGTTCACGGTTTGG